TCTTATTAAAAATGAATCTAGGCATTTGGATATAGATGATTTGACAAAAATTGCTGGATATGGATTTGAAGATAAAACTATTTATTTAAATTCATATTTGAGTATTGTTACTGAATCCATATTTTTTCAAATTAGAGAAAACCTTAATAATGAGTCTGAATCGGAATTTCCTACCGGATATTTGAGTGAAAAAATTTGGAAACCAATTGGACATTGTCAACCATTTATTTTAGCCGGACCTGCAAAATCATTAGAATATATAAAATCATTAGGATTCAAAACATTTTCACCATTTATAGATGAAAGTTATGATGATTGTATTGATGATGATAAAAGGCTTCATTTAATTTCTCACGAAATCGCCAAATTTGCACAAAAAACAAAAGAACAAAAAGATGAATTTTTAAATAATGTTAAAGAAATTTGTGAGCACAATCAACGTCTATTCTTAAATTTTTCAGTAAATCATAGAGAAATGCAGAATGGTATAGTAAGTTTTTTACTAAAAAATACTAATAACCTTATTTAAGAATATTTATATACAAAAATAGGATAGTGGATAAACCAGTGATTAAAAAAACAGTAGTTGTATATTCGGGCCGTTTTCAACCCTTTCATAAAGGGCATTATGCGGCTTATAAAAACTTAGTATCAAAATTTGGTGCTGATAATGTTTATATTGGTACATCCGATAAAACCGATACTGATAAATCTCCATTTAATTTTAAAGAAAAAGTTGTTATAATAGGTAAAATGTTTGGAATACCTCCAAACAAAATTATTAATGTTAAAAATCCATACGCTCCAAAAGAAGTTTTAGCTAAATACGATGGCAAAACCACCGCATATATAGCTGCCGTTGGAGAAAAGGATGCAACTAGATTAGCCGGAAAATATTTTAAACCATATAAGGGTAAGACTGGGTATGGTTATGATGAGATTGGTTATACTTATATTATACCACCTGAATCAAATCCAATAAGTGGAACAGATGTAAGAAATGGATTGGGTAGCAATGATGAAGAAAAAGCTAAAAAGTTTTTCTTAAAAGCATATCCAAAATTTGATAAAGAAATTTTTAAAATGATAACTAACAAACTGATTAAGGAAGAGTTTACAAAGGATGATTCTTATGTATATGACCCTATCGCTGAGCAAATTGCAAAATTAGTATTAGAAGCTGATAACTTTATAGATGAATACTTCTTAGAGGAAGAACCAAATCCTGCAATGGATAAGGAAATCAGTTATACCGCATCAGATGGTAAGAAAAAGAAAATTAGTGTAAGAAATGCATTAAGATTACCAAAAGACCACGAAGCACATATTCAAGCAGCTAAAATAGTTGGACCAGAAGATGCTCCGGCAAATCAACCAAAGAAAAAAGAAGAACCAAACCAACCAGGTCAGCCTGTAAAAAAAGGAGATACGGAGCAAGGTAAAGCTGATAATAAACCAAAAGATGGAGGCGCAGAAGGTGGTAAAGAACAAGCTCCACCGCCTGAACAAAAATTAAAAGGAGCAGAATTAAAATCTTCAGCAGAGGATAGAATTGCAAAAGAAAGAAAAGCTGAAGAAGTAAAAACTGCATTAGATAATGAAATTAAAAGTTTAAATAAAGAAGAGCAAGATTTTTTAGATAAAGGAGAACATAAACAGGGTTCTAAGTTTATGAACTCTTTAAAGGATGGTATCAAAAAATTAGCAGATACAAAAGTTGTTAAAGCTATTGGGCACACACTTCAGCATAAAGCAGAAATGGTTAGTGGTGCATTTGATGGTGTTAAGGCTTTGGCAAGTGGACAGAAAGTTGGTTCTACCAAAAACAAAGAAACTGGCGAATGGGAATACTCCGATGAAAATCGTAAGAAGCAAATACATCATATGAAGCATTTTGCCAAAGATGTAGCCTTATTAGTTGGTAGTGTTGCATTAGGTGGTGGATTAGCGGCAGGTGCTAAAGCATTAGCAGGAGGCGCTGGTTTAGGAGGAGCAGCATCGGCAACAGCGCACGGTGCAGTTGGTGCATTTACTCACGGAGCAGGAGGCTTTGCAGCTCACTTAGGTAAAGATGCCGTTAAGCACGTTGCATTGGAATCTATGGGATTGGGTGGTACTCAAGCCGCTGTTGGTGGAGCAGGGTTAGCAGGTGCTACTATGGGATTATTAGAAATGCGTTCTCTTATTAAAGAAGAAGAAATGAATAATGATAAATTTATTCAGAATTTTATTAATAAGATGGCAGAAAAAATGGAAACATTTGAAATGTCAGATGAACAATTATTAGATTCTATAAAATTATATAAGCAAAGCAAAAATTTTGGCGATTTAGTTAAAGAAGATGTTAATGTAGATGTTGATAAAGGTGATGAAGTTTTAATGGGTAAATTTAAAAACAAAAAAGTTACCGTTAAAGATATTGGAACTGATGACCACGGAATGCCAACAATAAATGGTAAGCAGGCAACTACATTTAGAACTCTAAGTGAAATCAACAAAGGATTTTTTAAAGGTAAAATTAAAATAGGCGGACAGCCTGTTGAAGTAGAAGTTGAATTGGTTGGGGCAGATAATAAGAATAGAGATTTTGTTACTAAAGTAATTGGAATAGATAAAAAATATCAGAATAAATTACCACTGGGTTCAACTTTACCAATACCAGCTAGAATATTTAGACATGGTGGTTGGGTAAAAATAAAAACACCATCTGCATTTAATGAAGCACATCAATCATCTACATATAGAGCTGATAATGATGCTGAAATGGATTTTATGAGACATCATAAAAATTCATTAGGTGCACCTGATATGGGATATGATGCAGAATTAGATACATACGATAACGATGATAATAGAAAATTAGTTCCAGGTTATCAAACTAATAGAAAAGATAAAGAAGATTTTGGATACGAAAAAGTAAAAAATACAAATGAATCTAAATTCTTAAAAGAAGAAGTCCCAACTACCCCTCAAAAAAAAAGTAAAGGCAGAATCATAGGTGAATTTATTATGTTTGCTTATGAAAGATTAGGATTAAACGATGTACCATCTAATATTAAATTAGTAAAAGATAATGAATTTGCTACTACATTTAAATCATTTGGTGGATACGACCCACATTCCGATGATATATACGTTTATGTATCGAATAGAAGTTTGCCTGATATTTTAAGAACACTTGCACACGAATTAATTCATCTTAAACAAAGACAGAGTGGATATATTGGTGGAACTGAAGATGGAGCAACTGGTTCCGATGTAGAAAACGAAGCAAATGCAGCAGCCGGAATTCTTCTAAGAGATTTTGGTAGAAGAAACGGACATATTTACGAATCAAAAGAAATGATAATGGAAGGTGGGGCATATGGTCATATGAATCACCCATTTGATATTTCAATGAATCTTACATTTGGTGATTTAAAAAAAATTATCAATAATGCGTTGGATGGTAAGTTGGGAGTAGTTAGAGAAAAAACCGATGGACAAGCATTAGCAATCAGTTGGAAGAATGGTAGATTAATTGCAGCTCGTAACAAAGGGCATTTGGCAAATGGTGGAGCTAGTGCTTTAGATATGAGTGCGTTGGCATCTAAATTTGGCGGTAGAGGTGCATTGAGTGATGCATATAATTTTGCAATGAAGGATTTATCAGCAGCAATTAGTTCATTGGGAGAAAGTGAAAGACAGAGTATATTCAAAGATGGTTCTGCGTTTTGTAATTTGGAAGTAATATATCCGCAAAATGCAAATGTAATTCCATATGGGCAAAACCTTTTAGTATTTCATAATGTAGTTGAATATGATGAGAAAGGAAATGCTATTGGTGGCGTAAAAGGTGCTGAAAGTAAATTAGCATCTATGATTAAAAGCATAAATAAGCATGTACAAAGTACATATACAATACAAGGCCCTCCAATTACAAAATTACCAAAAGATGAAAAATTAAGTTCTCAAAAAGGTAAATTTAGTGGAATGTTATCTAAATTACAATCTGAATTTTCATTATCCGATAAAGATGGTGTGGCTGATTATCATTATGCTTGGTGGATGAATTTTGTAAATAAATCAAAAAAGAATTTATCTCAATTAGAAAAAGAAGGTTTAGCTAGAAGATGGGCATTTGATAATAAATCGTTCACAATTAAATCAGTTGCGGATGAGGATGCTAGAAAATGGGCAGAAGGAGTAGATAAAGATGCTAAAGATAAAATTATGAAAGGAAATCTTCGTAAATTTGAAGATATCTTTTTAGGAGTAGGAGCCGAAGTACTATCATTTATGAGTTCAGTATTAACTGCACAACCTAATTCAGCATTACAATCAATAAAATCATCACTTGAATCATCTATATCGGATATTCGAAGTGGTGGTAGCGAAGCTCAAATAAAAAGATTAGAAAAGGAATTAGCTAGATTAAACGCTATTGGTGGGTTTGAGAAATTAGTTCCAAATGAAGGATTAGTATTTTTCTACAAAGGAAATACCTATAAATTAACGGGTACATTCGCTCCGTTGAATCAAATTTTAGGAATTTTTAAGTTTGGAAGATAAATTATATATATATGTATATATAAATAAGTTATAAATAAAAATAATATGGCTAAGAGAAAAAGCTTTGAAGAAAAAAACAACTACATTCACCCAAGTCGTAAACTAATTATAGATACGGTATTTGGTAGAGAAGATAATACTCAAAAAGTACATGGTTATGAAGGTGAGGCTGAAAGTAAAAGAGAAGTAGGTGAGATTTGGACTGATAAAGAAGGTAAGACTTGGGAACAAAAAGATGGATATAAGATAACAATTTCCCAAATGGATGATGTTAGACAATATTTAGAAAAACTAAATAATTGTCAAGCGGATGATTGTAAAACTATACAATATAGTAGTGCTGATAAGAAGGTAATTCGTAAAACAGGATTGTGTGTAACATGTTTGAGAAAAATGGAACACACATTGAGAGAAGATGGGACATTTCCTTTTTACGAAGATTATAAAATAACAAACAACCAATTATCATATGTTATAGATTTAAAAGCTCAGTTTGAAGAAGCATTAAGAGGTGTATCTCAAACATTGGAGTTTGTAAATGAAGATGGTACAATCCAAAAATGGCATTATGATGTTGATGTTGATAAAGTAAAAGAAGATTTACAAAAAGATATTGATGGTGCTACCGAAGCAATCGAAGCTCTATTGGAGAGGAAAGCAGCATTAGAAGATAAGTTACGTGAACTTAATCATTCAGAGCTTATAAAAAATTAATTATGAAAAAATTATTAAATTTTAAGAATATAGCAATCGTAGCATTGATTATATTCATTTTGTTGGAATTATTAAATCCAGGTGGAATAATGCCTGGCAAAAAGGTGTTTATCAATGGAAAAGCTTATGAAGTTATTAAGCATGAAATTGATACAGTAGATGTAATCAAAACTAAAGTAGTAACTAAGAAGGGTGAAGATATTTATCACGAAGTAATTGTAGACCACGAAGTTAGAGTGCCTGTGAATGTAGATACTAATGCAATATTAAAAGATTTTTATTCAAAGGTGTTGTACAAAGATACATTACATTTACCAGATTCTTTAGGAACAGTAGCTGTAATCGATACAATTTCACAAAATAAGATTTTTGGTAGAACTTTTAATGCAAACGTTAAACAAAGAACTATTAAAGAAACTATGATTGTTAAAGAGCCGGCTAGAAATCAAGTATATTATGGTTTAACTGGTGGATTTAATAAAGCTGATGTTGTTTCATCGGTTGGCGCTGGTTTAATTTTAAAAACTAAAAAAGATAAAATTTATCAATTTACATTAGGTGTAAATAATAGAATTACTGATGGTACTACTGGCGGATTTTCTCCATATGTTGGATTTGGTACTTATTGGAAGATTAAAATAAAAAAATAATGAGCAATCAAGTTCAACAAAATACTAAGAACTTAAAGCAAATTATTGCAGAAGAATACAAAAAGTGTGCGTTAGACCCAATATACTTTATGAAGAAGTATTGTGTCATTCAACATCCCACACGTGGTAAAATTCCATTTCATCTATATCCATTTCAGGAAAATTGTTTAGATGAATTTAAAGATAATAGATTTAATATCATTTTAAAATCCCGCCAGTTAGGTTTATCAACCCTATCGGCGGGCTTTATTCTTTGGAAGATGTTATTTAACCAAGACTTCAATGCGTTGGTTATTGCAACTAAAGTAACTGTTGCAAAGAACTTAGTAGAGAAGGTTAGGGTTATGCATGATTTACTTCCTATTTGGTTAAGAGATGGTTCAACGGCAGCAGCTGAAGATAATAAACTATCACTTAAATTAAAGAATGGTTCGCAAGTAAAAGCAATCGCATCTTCTCCAGATGCTGGTCGTTCTGAAGCCTTATCACTATTAGTTGTGGATGAGGCGGCATTCATTAGAGATATCGATGAAATTTGGTTATCAGCGCAATCAACTCTATCAACGGGTGGTTCTGCTATTATTCTTTCTACACCAAATGGTGTGGGTAACTTCTTCCATAAAACTTGGGTAGCAGGTGAAGCCGGACAAAATGGTTTCAATTGTATCAATCTACATTGGACTGTACACCCTGAAAGAAATCAAGCGTGGAGAGATGAACAAACTCGTATCTTAGGAGTTAAAGGGGCAGCACAGGAATGCGATTGTGACTTTATTGGTTCTGGTGATACTGTAATCGACCCGGCATTATTAACGTGGTATAAAGAAACTTATGTAATGGACCCGGTTGAAAAAAGAGGATTCGATGGAAACCTTTGGATATGGGAACATCCTAATTACAATAGACAATATATGATATCCGCCGACGTGGCGAGGGGTGATGGTAGTGACTATTCTACTGCTCAAATTATTGATATCGAAGATTCATCGCAAGTTGGAGAATATAGAGGTAAAATTGATACAAAAGATTTTGGCAATTTTTTAACAGCATTAGCAACCGAATATAATAACGCATTATTGGTTGTGGAAAACTCAAACGTAGGTTGGGCAGCTATTCAACAAATTATAGATAGAGGATATCCTAATTTATTCTATATGAGTAATGATTTACAATATGTAGATGTTGAAAGACAAATGAGTAATAAGTTTTATAGAAATGAAAGAAATATGGTGGCGGGTTTCTCTACAACATCTAAAACTCGTCCTCTTATTATTTCAGCTTTAGACAATTATATGAAAGATAAGGATATTCTTATTCGTTCTAATAGATTGATAGATGAATTATTTACATTTATTTGGAGTGGTGGTAGAGCAGAAGCAATGAAAGGATATAATGATGACCTTACAATGGCATTAGCAATCGGACTATGGGTTCGTAATACTGCATTGAGATTGAAGCAGGAAGGAATAGATTTAACAAAGAGTATGTTAAACTCAACGACCATACAAAATGATACGGGTGTATATGCTTCAAACTGGCAACAACAACGTAATCCATACGAAATGGAGATAGGTAATGGTCAAACTGAAAACTTAACTTGGTTACTTCGTTAATTTTTATATATTTATATGTTGAAACTATTAAAATAAATTAAAATGATAAAATTAGGCGGACTTATAAACTTAGAACCATTGAAAGAAATGGAAAATCCTTGTTGGAAAGGATATGAAATGGTTGGTACTAAGAAAAAGGATGGAAAAGAAGTACCAAATTGTGTACCCATCAAAGAAGCTGAAGAAAATGAACCAACTGAATATGATGTAGAAAATGAAACTGATATGAAAGAATTCGTTCAGTTTATGAGAGAATATACTCAATATTTAGCTGAAGCTAATTGTGATTGTGTTTACGAAGCAGAATATCAGGGAAGAAGTGTTCAATTGGGTAAACCGATGCAAGGAGATGTTAAGAAATTCAAAGTATATGTTAAAAACGATAAAGGTAACGTTGTTAAAGTAAACTTTGGTGACCCTAATATGAGAATTAAAAAGAGTAATCCCGATAGAAGAAAATCTTTCAGAGCAAGACATAATTGCGATACTCCAGGTCCAAGATGGAAAGCGAGATATTGGTCTTGTAGAAAGTGGTAAGTTATTTGGTAATATCAAATAATTTCCATATCTTTAAATAAACTATAAAATAACAAATGGCAGATAAAACATTTTTCGGTAGGTTACAAAAATTATTTTCAACAAAAACCATCGTTCGTAAAACCGCTAAGGGAGTAAAAGTGATAGATACTGATGAATATCAGAGTTTATCTACAAACTTAGTAGATAGATACACACGTATGCGTACACCACAATATAGTGGTGGATTGATAGAATCAGCGATGGCATATCAGCAAGTTCGTATTGATTTGTTCAGAGATTACGATGGTATGGATAATGACCCAATTATAGCATCGGCATTGGATATTTATTCGGATGAAGCAACTGTAAAGAATGAATTGGGCGATGTACTAAAAATTAATTGTGCAAACGAAAATACAAAAGAAATACTTCATAATTTATTCTACGATATTTTAAATATTGAATTTAATTTATGGCCTTGGACAAGAAATTTAGTTAAATACGGAGATTTCTTTTTACAATTGGAAATTTCACCGGAATTGGGTATTGTAAATGTATTACCAATGTCAGTTTATGAAACTTCTAGAGTAGAAGGATTTGATGTTGAAAATCCACAAAGAGTTAAATTCGTATATTCTCCATTCCAAAATCCAAATAATGGATTATCTATGGCTTCGGCTAAAAAAGAATATGAAAACTATGAAGTAGCTCACTTCCGTTTATATTCGGATTCCAATTTCCTACCATATGGTAAATCAATGGTAGAAGGAGCAAGAAGAGTTTGGAAACAATTATCACTTATGGAAGATGCGATGTTAATCCATCGTATTATGAGAGCACCTGAAAAGAGAATCTTTAAGGTAGATGTTGGTAATATTCCACCAACCGAAGTTGATAACTATATGCAAAAAATTATCAACTCATCTAAAAAAGTTCCATTCTTAGACCCACAAACAGGTGAGTACAACTTAAAATATAACGTTCAAAATCTTATCGAAGATTATTATATGCCAGTTCGTGGTAGCGATAATGGTACATCTATCGATACATTAAAAGGTTTGGAATACAATATGATTGAGGACATCAATTACTTAAAAGGTAAAATGATGGCTGCATTAAAGATTCCAAAAATATACTTAGGTTATGAAGAAGATGTTAGCGGTAAAGCTACATTAGCAGGACAAGATGTTCGTTTTGCAAAAACAATTGAAAGAATTCAAAAAGTAATAGTTTCTGAATTGACGAAGATTGCAATCGTTCATTTATATGCACAAGGATTGGATGCAGCAGAAGATTTAGATTTCTCATTAGAATTGACTGTACCATCTAAAATCTATGAGCAAGAAAAAGTTGAATTATATACATCTAAAATAGCATTAATTCAACAAATGCAACAAACTAAGATGTTCTCTAAAAAATGGATGTACGATGCTATTATGCAAATGACTCCTGAAGAGCAAGATGAATTAACAGTAGATGTAATTGAAGATACAAAACAAACTTTCAGATTAACATCAATTGAAACTCAAGGTGTTGACCCGGCTAAAGAAACGGGAACCGAAGAACCAACCAATGTTGAAGAAGAAATTCAAAAAATAAAAGCTGAATTAGCAGAGGAAGATAAAGTTGGTAGACCTAAAGACCCGATTAGATATGGTAAAGATGACCATCATTTAGGTAGAGACCCGTTGGGTATTAAGAGTTTAAAGCAAAAGACTCAGAGAGAATCTAAAGAGATATTCAAAGATATGTTGGGTAATAAGAAAACTATTTTGATGGAAGATTTGGATAAAAAGTAATAATCCACAATAAAAGTATATTTATATCAGAGAAATTAAATAATTAATGAAAAATATTAAGCACTCGAAATTTAAAAACACAGGATTCA